TTGCATCTTCCATCAATGATATTTGTTTCCATAATCTTCTTGCACCTTCTAATAACGATTTACCATAAGGTAAAAAATTTGTATCAGTTAATAAACGGAAGTGAGCAATTTCATAATTCTCATATTCAGTTTTTTGACCTGCGGTATACAACGATTTAGTTGCTAATGGTGTGTGAACAAATTTAACTGCTTGCCAATTGTTTGGGTCAAATCCTTCAACTCTTGTAATTTCATATACTGATAATACCTGTACACCTACGATACCTAAATTTTCGGCTATCTCTAAGTGTAAAAACATATCACCATATTTAACCAAACTTCTAACCCAAGGCCATAAGTTAAACTCTACATTCACAATATCGTAAAATAAATTATCTAAAATAGATTTAATATGTTCGTTATTAGTTTTAATTTCTAACACTCTACCATATTCATTTCTACTTGTAGCTTCATCTGCGTATATATCTAATGCTGAACAAACTATTGGATCGGCATCCATAGCATCGTAATCTCTAAATAATTCTTGTCTAATTTGTTGATACGCTAAATAATTCTCATAGGTATTATTCATAGCCGATGAGTGTAAACGCATATATCTATCTCTTAGATTTGTTGCGATTGCTTGCGTTTCATCAAAATCAATAACTCTTAATTTACCCCCAACGTTTCTAACCATTGTAGAGGTTGAAAAGAGTTTTTTTAACCTACCGTAAAATGAAGTATCTGCCATATTTTTATTTTATTACCACTTTCTACAAGACCAATATCTTGCTTTTGTTTTTGGTCCTGGATTATCACAATTATGTCTAGCTCTAAAAGATTTTCTCCTTTCAGGATTTGACTTTTTTATTCTCATATTAGGATCACCAAAGTTTACTTTTACAACTCTTCCAGATGGATTCATTACATAAACTTTAAACTTCTTAACATCACCTTGCATTGGTTTATTAAGGGTTACTTTATGACCTTGATATTCTGCTTCTTCAATAACACTTTCATTATAAGCTTCTTTTTCTTTCATTTTGGTTTTTAGAAAAGAAATAAAATCTTCATAATCATATTGATTTTCTACATCATATTCATCTGTCCAATCATCATTTACATCTTCGTTTGTTGGTTGAGGATTAAATGCGTTTGCATATGGGTCAGAATATACTTTGCCTAATTCAAAGGTTTTTCCGCCAATTGTTGTGGATTTAATATTTGATAATCCAAAAAATTCTTTTAAAATTGATTTCTTCTTCATAATATATAAATATCAATTTATCTAATAAGCCACCTTAAATCTTCAAAATCATCATTACCAACCTTCATTTGATATGGATTTTCTCTTAAATCACTTTGAGTATAAACAGGATTAAATTCAGTTTTTTGAAAACCACCTAATACTTGTCTATTCAAATCCATTCTTTCATTTCTTAATCTTAATGCAGTATCTCTCACCCATAATCCGATACCTAATGCCATACAAAGGTCATCATTATATCCCTTTGCTGCGGTTGCTCTACCATTTTCCCAAATGAAAGTAAACAATTCATCTATCGTTCTTTTATCTCTAACAATTAATGATTTGTCTTTCATATATTGATCTATTTTAGATACAATCATAGGACGAGTTTTTGTAGTAATAGTAAATCCAGGTATCATTTGTTTTTGTTCTCTATACCATTTGTTTGTCCATTGAGTATCTACATCAACATACTGAACATCTCTACTACTCCAAAATAAATTTTTATAATCTCTATCTAATATTTGTTGAATTGTAGCCCATCCAATATTTGCATTATCTACAATTAAAACTGCATCGTTATATTCAACTGAAAATGCAATTAACATATTACCGAAATCAACAGGTTCTATTTTACCTTTGTAACTAACAACCTGCTCACAACTTTCAACATCTATAATATGAAATGCCGAATAGTCTTCACCATCACCTCTCGCAACATCTGCTGTAACAACATAACTTCTATTATAATCCGGTCTTTTCCAAATCCAAACGTTACCATCAAATCCTCTTTTATCAATTGGTTCTGTAACATTATTATCCATATACCATTGAAGAATTTCACCATCAATAACATTTGCACCTGAAGATATAAAATCACAATCACATTCCTGTGCCGCTTGTTTTACACCTAATTGCTGTGTTTGTTCATCTCTCCATTGTTGATTTCTATCAGGGTGAACTGTCCAGTGTAATTTAATGGTATTAAATAAATTTTCACCATTTTCAGCACCCACCCACATTCTATGAAACCAATTACCTACACCATTAGGAGTTGAAAGTGCAATACAGTCACCACCCGTTGCCAATGTCAACTGAGCCGCTGTCCAAATCTCATCAATATAATCAATGAATGCTGCTTCATCAAATACTAATAGGGATAATGCTTCAGAACGACCAGAGTCTGGTTTAGAAGATACTGCTTTTACTTGTGAACCATTTTTAAAACGTAATGAAAGTTTGTTATCTTCTTGCTCCGAAACTCTTAACCATACAGGTAAAAGTTGGTTCATTGTTCTAACTTTTAATACTAAGTTTTTTGCTACTTCTTGTTTGTTAGCAATAATAAGAACGTTAAAATCTTCATTAAATATCATCTTCCAAAGTGCGTAACCAGCTACTAAGGTTGAAATACCTAACTGACGTGATTTTAGAACAATATTATATCTGTGTGAGGCGAAATCTGCTAAAGCGTCTTCCTGAAACGGATATAACTCAAATGGTATTTTTCCTCTGATTGGATGTTGAATTTTACAATATTTTTTCATGAAGTATATCGGGTCTGCCGCACACTTCTGATATTGTTCTCTAATTACATCTTTTAAAGATTTTTGATTATCCATTATTTTTTTAATCTAATTTTCCAATATACACCGGCACCTACATATGGTGAAAGTTTACCATTAGTTCCATCTATTGTTCTGTTAGCAACACCTACTCCTAAATGGAATAATTTATCAGATTTGGTATTAATCATTATACCTGTTCCCATATGAGAAACAACATCTGCTTTATTAAATCCACCTTCTATACCAACAAACAATTTGGCTTTAGGTAATTCTTTAACAATTGTAGTATGTTCAACTAATCTTTCTTTAACTTTTGCGTTGAAAGTTCTTCCTAAAATTTGATTTTTAGTAATCGTATCGGTTAATGCTACAAATCCCAAACCATCTGGTAAATGCAATGTATCTTTGTAAATATTTTTAGCAAAATAATCTTTTAAAATAGATAATGTATCTACATTTGCCAATTTAACTAATGTATCATGTACAATTGTTTCATGATAAATATCAGCACCTTTTTTTGTTACAACTTTAGTTTTTTCTATTTCTGTTGTATCATGTATTTCTTTAATAATTTCATATCGTTTACCATCAACTACGGTTGTTTTTCCGATATTAATTTTGCCGGCTTTCATTTGATATAAAAAGAAAGCTATAAATCCTACTAATAGAATGTTCTTAATTGTTGAAAATTTCATTGTATTTCTCCTTTATTATTTCCCAATCCTCATCTACTGCGGTTTGGAATTTGTTTATAATTTCAGATATATCTGTTATATCTTGTTCTAAATCTTTTCTAATTTTAGTTGTGTTTTCATTAAACTCCCATTTCTCAATACTACCATCTTCATTTACAAATTGTGGTAATGTATCTAAATCTTTTAGTGCTTGTTCAAATCTTGCTTTTTCATCTTTTAATTTTCCTAATCCTACTGAGTTCATTTTCCAATATTCATAATTTTCATATAAACCCACTTCTCTCATTTTTGCTTCTCTTTTAACTAAACAATTTATACAAAATCCAGTTTGTCTGATAAATCTTAAGTTTGCTCCCTTTGCTCTACCGATTAAATCACAATCATTTCCTTTACAAGTTGAAATTTTATCTAAAAATTCTCTTGCTTCATCATATTTTGTAACACTAACTATAAATCCTTCTCTTTGTTCCCATTCTTTACCATCACTATCTGTCCATCTTTCACCAACTTCTCTTTTCTTTTTTATTTCACCTTCATAACCAAAAGTACTTTTAGTATAAGTTCCATTCATTACATCTAAAACTTTTCTTCTACTTGGATGAATCCAGGTTTTCTTATCTTTGTTACCTTTACTTTTAATTAACATATTTTATCTTTATATATAAATATATATTTTTATCGGCTAAACTTAAAAATACCAAGTATCTGATTTAAAGGGGCAAATGCACCCGTTAATTTATAGGTATTTCCTTTGTAAAAGAATACCAATCCTTCATTTGGCACAATTTTTTCAAATCCTCCAATTGCATTTAATCTCGCTAATTCTTTTTCCAATTTTTTTATTTGAGTTATAGTACCACCATTCATAATTTGTTGTGCTGTACTTTCTAATGATTTTCGCATAGATTGCAATGCACTGTCAGGATTTGCAGTTAATACTGAACCCATAAATGATAATACTTCTGCACCTACTCCTAAAAAGATATCTTCAAACTTTCTTAAATTACCTGCCATAATTGTAGTTTTAACACCTTTATCAATACCTTCTGCCCATTCTCTAGCTTTATTATCTTTTATATTCGCTATTCTAAAATTTTTATCATCAAATGCCCATCTTTTAATTAACCCGGCTCTTTCAACTCCATCTATATTTTTTTTAGATTTAGTTATAAAATTATCCCACCAAGCCTGATGATAATCGGCTACACCATCATTATCTTTCAAACTGAACTCTTTTTGAAGTTTACTTATCATTCCAATAAACTTTCCTTTTTTAGATGCCAATTCTTTATTTTTAGGTAATGTTGTAATTGGTGGTCCTTGTATTGTATATTTTGATTGAATATGTGCATTAATTTGTTTTATCATTCCTGCTAATACACTTTCACCCCCATCTACTTTTCCAATTGCATTTCCACTTTCGTTATACTCAACTACGTTATGGAATACTAAAAGATTTTGTCCATACGGAATTACATTTGCATTTTCAGGATATATTACTTCTAAGTTTACAAAACATTTTCCGTTTTTAAATATTTTTTCTTTTTGTTTATCTGATAATCCTCTAATTGCGTTTTCCAAATCTTTTACTGCGAAAGAATATGCATCACTCAATGCACCTCTACCACCGAATTTTGCACCTAATTGTGCCGCATCCATAGCACCTGCACCTGCATTTGCTAAATGTGATTTATTTCTTGCTGCAATCAATCTACCATTTTTCCAACTTACAGCCAATGCTTGTCCATCGGTTTTTTCTCTAACTATACCCAAATCTCCACTTAATGCACCATTTACTATATTTTTTAAATCACCAAATGTTAAATTCATTTGAATATCAAATGGATGGTTCATATGACCGTATGCGCCACCTTCTAATATTAATCCTTCATCTACTTTTCTAAATGTAGTTGCTTGTTTACCATTAATTGTTGGCATTCCATGTTGATCCTTACCTAAATCTTTTACAATAACTTTTTTGTTTTTGAATTTACCCATAAGGATTTCATCACCTTTATCTACATCTACATTAATATCTTCTTCTATTTCAGTTATTACTTCATTTTGTTGTTGTGGCTTATCCCAATCATCTTCGTGTATCTTTCCATCTTCTTTATCATTATTATAATCTTGTATTGCATTTTCCCAAACATCAGCAGGTATTTCACCTTCTTTCATCTGTTGTGCAAAATACAATGTAAACCATTCAATATATTTTTCATTATCACCTTCCATTTCAGTTCCGGCAAATAATGCTGCTTTACCTATTCCACCTAATGCTAATTCTCCGGCAATATGTTCTGCTAAATGTCCACCCAAATGACCTATAAATGTTGCTGCACCATGTCCTATTCCAGGACCCAATGCTACACCCAATGCACTTAGTGCTACTTGTTTTCCTAATGTTTTAAGTGCATCCTTTTGTCTATCATCTAATTGTTTTCCACTAAATAAATTTGCAATACCTTCACCCGCACTTCCATAAACATGTCCTAAATGTTGCATTTCTTTTTTAATTGATGGTAAAATGCCTTTTATTTTTGCATTAATAGTTTCACCAATACTTCGTCTAGTATTTGAATTTGGTTTTTGTTCTCCATTTCTAAAAAATGAACGTTCTTTTTCACTCCATTTTTTAATATTATTTTTAATTGCTTTTTTAACAATTTCTGGATTTTGTATAGCTTTGGTAACAACTTTTCCTACTCCCGCCGTTCTTGCATCTTTTTCTTTTGTAGATGTTGGTTGAATTCCTTGTGGTGTTTCTGTGTTTGCGTCTGCTGCTTTTGCTTGTACACCAATATCTTGTGCAAATTGATTAGATACGTTTACTAATTCTTCAATTGGCATATCTATCACTCTAACATTCATGTTTGCAGGTCTACCACTTGCTATTTCATGTGAGGTAACGGCTGCCCATCTATGATGTCCATCTAATACATAACCATCTGAACTTACATAAATTGGTGCAGTTATACCTGGATGATTTGGATTTGCTTCCAATGCTTTTGTCATACCGGCTACCTTTGCACCAACTAATTCTGTTTGTGTTGCTTTTAATTGATCTGCTGGTACTGATGTTGGTTCTGATACTTTAATACCCTTATCTTCTAACATTTTCTTAAATAATGCTTCGGTATCTACTTCACCATCTTTATCTTTTGGTAATTTATCTGCTTCTGAACCTGGTGTTGGTTTACCTTTAAATTGAGGCATTTTGGCTCTTTCAATTCCTTTGTTACCACCACAATATAAATTTGTACCGGGAATAGTAATTTGACAAAGATTAAAATTAGGTGCTTTTTCACCCTTTTCTTTTGCATCTTTTGCTGCTTGCGCTAATTGATCTATTTTGATAGATACTTCTTTTTGTTGCTTTGGTGTTATTTTATCAATATCTGATTTAGTACTTACATTAAAAGAAGGTATATCTTTTTTAACTTTATCCAAAGGAACATTTTGTTGAACAGGTTGTTGTGGTTGTCCTGCTCCTGGTTGAACCTTAGATGGTTGTTTAGGTTTGTTATTTGTAGGAACTACTGGCTGTTGTGCTTGTCCTCTATTTTGTATTGAGGGTTTTGCTTGCGTTGGTGCTGCCGTATGTTGTTTTGCAGCTGCCGTTTTCTTTATAGCAACAGGATGTTTTTGTTTACCTACTCTTTTCGATGGTAAATTTTTGTTTACTTGCCTTACTAATTTTATTGCCGCTTGATATGCAGGATGTTGTTTAGGATAATTTAATGCTGAACGAACTTTTACCATTTCGCCCGTTTCAGGATTTTTTACCATTTGGTCTAATGTTTTTTCATCATACCCACTACCTTTTACACTTGCTTCATCAATATCTTCCTTTGTATAAGGTCTATATAAATTAAGATTAACTTCAGGTTGTTCTTCTTCGCCAGGTGGGAATAGGTGACTTCCTATATTTCCACCAACAGATTTATGTTTTAGTGCTAACTGAGCTCTTAAAATTCTAACTGCTTCTTGTCTTGCAAAATCATCCACAGGTTGTTTAAGTGCTTGTCTTATTGTCATTTTTCTACCGGTTGCAGGATCAGCAAATTCAAAATCTAAAATATTTTCAAAATCCGTATCATCCGGTTGGTACATTGGATTTTCTTCTGTAATTTCTTTTGGATTTTCTATTTTTGCTAATTTATCATAATACATTAAATCTTCCGCAATATGATCTTTTGCTATTTCAGCTGCTAACTTAATATCAGAAGTGTGCTCTAATTCAATTTTAATACCTTTTTTAAGTTCTTCTTTTACTGTTTCTAATACATTTCTATAATCGTAGTAATCTACTGAATATTTCTTTGCAATATCTATCAATGTTAAATTATCTGCTTTACCACCTGGAATATTATTAGTATTACTTATATTAATATTGGTATTTTCTTCTCTTTTCTTTTTGTTTTTCTTTGCAGAGGGTGCACCGTTTATATATCCCTGTGGTGAAGTTAAACCAATAAAAGCACCGCCAGGTAATCCTTCACTTAAATTTTTAAGATGTGTTAAATCATTATTAGATATTTTATTTTTTACAATATTTTTTATATCTTTTGGATTAGGATTTTTAAGTGCTTTTTTAACATCAGAATCGTTTTTTAGTTTATTAACAATTCTTTTGACATCACTATTATTTTTATGTTGTTTCCACCAATTTTTTATTTTTGCTACTATACCACCACTCATTAAATAGCTACCCAATGCACCTATACTTAATCCAACCCCACCTTGTATTATAGCCAAAATTAATGCATCCAATACATCAAATGATTCGTTTATAACATTTTCATTTAATTTATTATCCAACGTGTTGTAAATTGTACTATCATATTTACCAAAAAATCTTTCAAACTCAGAATGTTTCTTTTTATCACCCAACCTTTTATTACGGAACATATTTCTAATATCCGTTGCTCCAAATGAATTTGATGGTAATTGAGTATAAACATATGCTTCTACTCCATATGGTTTCATCTTATTATCACCTTTATATGGTTTAAAGTATGCACCACCTAATCTACTATTATCCTTTTCACCAACCGCTACAATTAATGCTGTTGTTTTTTCATCGTAATCTCTTAGTATTTCTATCGGTTGGTATGGATTTTTTACTTTTATAAATTTAGAAGATGGAATACCAAATAGTTTAGTTGCAATTTGTTTCTTTTCGTTAAAACTTAATGGAGATTTATCACTATCTTGTACATCAGATGATGCAATATATACATTTTTAGAACCAAATTTAGACACTAATGCATCATAAACTTTTTTATGTCCTTTATGAAATGGTTGAAATCTTCCACCATAAACTATAACCTTATCTTTTACAGCATCTTTTAATACTGCTTCTACAATTTGATTTACTAATTCCATACTAATAAATATATGATTACAATTTATGTGTTACTTACAAAATCAATAATAAATTTTATATACAAAGGCATTTCAAAATCATCAACTGCAACAATAGGTTTTATTAAATCAAAATTATGTTTTAACTTTGCTTTTATTATACTATCATTGTACATATCATTCGGATATTTGTTAATCATTTCATAGAAATCTTTAAGACCCGCTAAACTATTATCATCAAAGAATGTTTCAAATCCTATTTCTTTTAAGAATTTAGTTGATGGATATTTGAATGAGAAATCATAAAATATATTACCCATAGCTAAAGGTATTACTGATTTTTCAGTAAGTGTGTATCTAGGTATCATTCCTAATCTTTTATAATCTTCTACACTTAAATCAGGATTTTGCGTTTCTAC